GCTTGAGTGACTGCTAGAGATCCAGCACCAGCTGAACCTTGTCCTCTCATGAATCTTAAACCAACAATATCATTATCGCCACGAAATACACCAAAACTTCCCACACCAGCTTTAGGAGTATTAGAAGTTCTATCGTTTCTAAACTGAAGTTGAAAATTTGTATCAGAACCTCTGGTAAAGGTTGCATTTAAAGAACCATCCTCTCTGTTAAGAACATCAATTCTACCATTTGTCGGGGTTCCAATAGTAGTAATACCAGAAAATATCGCATTACCATCCACACTAATACTCGCTGCTACACCTGGCCTTGCACCGATCTCAATACCAGATCGTGCAGTAATTAAACCAACAGAATCTATATTTGTTACGTCTTCGTATGTTAGAGTTCCACCAATCGTGACATTACCACTATAAGTTCCCTTAGTAGCAATGACATTTCCAGTATCACCTTGAATTTGAACACCCATTTCTTCTCACAAAGTCTTTCCTAGTATTTATTTATCAAGTCTCTTAACCAGTGATATAAAGTAATCAGCATCAATCACAACTAAAGGTTTCTTCTGATTCTTCTTCATCACCACAAGAGGTTCATAATCATTACAGTTTGCCTTTGCCTGTTCATATGCTTCCCACACATTTAATTTCTCTACATTCTTACACTCAATACTGAAGGGAAACTTTTGTCTTGCGGCACGAGCCATAATTAAATCTTCACCACCAGCACCCATACTTCTTGATTCTATATCTTCTGGATGCACATCGAGTTGTTCAATTAATTGAGTGCGAACCCACTGTTGCAGTTTTCTACCTTTTGCTTTCGCTGATTGTGTCTTCATTTTAAAAGATTCCAAGTATCATGAAAGTCAGTCACCTCATGAACTATACCCCAGTTCTTTTCTGTGATGGCCTGACCGAGAGGATAATCATTCTCTCCCTCCTTTAATTTATCTCCGTAAAAATGTAACGTATCTTGAGGTTCAAAGTCACGAAGTATCTGACTCTTATCACCATCAGAGATATCAAGTCCAGTCTGTCCACCTATCTGAACGTTGAGTTCTGGAAATCTATCTTTCAATCTTGCAGCAATATCTCTTCTTTCATTTGTATTAATATCCCACTTTACATACTCATCTCTTCCGTCCATACTACCTTCACCTCTACCCAGAATACTAAAGTTTATTCCACCAGGTCTGTGTTCGATATGATTACCTGTTCTGATTGGAAAGTCACTAAAATCTAACTCATCGTTTAGAAAAGAAATTAATTCATTAGATGGTTTCCATTTTGATTTATATACACTATCCTTCCATCGTAAATATCTGATCCAGAACAATTAAATACTCTTTTACATCGATTGTAAATATCTGATCCAACCTGTTCAATAGTTTTATCTTTATCACTTCCTGTTACTAAGTAAGTATCAAACTTACAACAGAATATAAGAAACTCTGCAGAGAATCCTACATCCATTTGTTTACGACTCGGAGTGAGAGTTCCGTCAACATCAAAGATAAATTTTTTCATTCCCAATACTCATCCAATACTTCAAGTACATTAGTTAAAATTCTATTTGCAGCTCCTCTCTGTCTGTCATCCCATTCTGGATACCATGTTTTTTCGTAGAGACCAGTTTTCATTCGCATGATTTTACCAGTCATTACAACTTTGTTAAGTCTACCGTTCATAATACTTTTGCAATTGTAATCGCAAAAGAAAAAACTACTCAGCCTCTTCTACTTTTTTCTTTTTGCTACCTATATTATACTTTGTTTCAAGTATCCAGTCACCTTTGTCTTTATATGCTAATACTTTGATTTGATTTAAAGGTGCAATATCTTTAATTGTTTCAACGTTAACAATACTTATCAAACCCCAATCAGCAAGAAGTTGAGCAATACGATTCCGACGCTGAACATCATTAATAGTAAGGTTAGCGTGTTTACCATCAAGAGCAAATAATTCCTTGAAATGAACAAGATAATATCTTCCTTGTTTGTGTAATATATGGCATGATTGATATATCTTCTTTTCCTTACGAGATGCGACTCCGATACGAGTTAGTGTCTCACGAACTTTCAAAAAATCATCTGGTTCACCAAGAACCACTTCGACCATTTTATCAGGTGCCCATGTTACCTCTGGGACTTGCACCACACTCATTTTGTTCCTCCAGTTTCAAACTTCGATTTAATGAAAGCAAGTTGTTCTTTAGTTAAAATAGTCAATGCTTGCTTTGCTTTTTCGTTACTATAACCATAGTAACGTTTTACATAATCAATATCTTTAATCGTATCTTTACGGAGCCAAGGAGAGAATCTCTTCTTAGTTCTGAGGATATTTATAAAAAAGTCATATTGCATCTTCTTTGGTAAGAAAGAATACATATTCATCTCATTTGCAAACATAATTGCATCAAGATGACCAGAGAAACAACGGTTAATTATGTAAGGAGGATAATCTTTTTCAATAGATGGATCTTCATCAATTAAATTCTTTTTTGTTACGTTTATAGAGTTTAACCAATCTTTAAGTTCCATCAGATACATCATCAAAGTAAGTTGAACAAGAGCATACAAGATTGCGATCACCATATACATTATCAATTCTTGATACTGCTGGCCAGAACTTGTTGCTCTGTTTCACAGGATATGCTGCTTGTTCTCGACTATAATTATACACCCATTTGTCAGAACTGACAACCCTTGCTGTATGAGGTGCGTTCTTTACTATCTCAGGTTTAGTAAATATTTCTCTTTTGATCATTGCCATAGCATCTACAAACCTGCGTAACTCATCAAATGATTCTGACTCTGTGGGTTCTACCATCATAGTTCCTAATACTGGCCATGATAATGTGGGTGCATGAAATCCATAATCCATCAATCTCTTTGCTACATCTTCTGCTGTAACAGCTAGATTACGACAATCAAAAATACATTCATGTGCTACTCTACCATTCTTTGCTTTGTACAACACTTTAAAATCAGAATCTATTTGATATGCTAACCAGTTTGCAGATAATAAAGATATTTCACTTGCCTTTCTCAATCCTTCTCCACCCATCATACGAATATACATCCAACTAATTGGTAGTATACTTGCACTTCCATATTCTGCTGCTGATACTCTCTTACCAATGTAAGGTGTTAGGTGTGCTGCCACTCCAATAGGACCGACACCAGGACCGCCACCACCGTGAGGAATACAAAATGTTTTATGTAAATTTAAATGACATACATCAGCACCATAATTACCAGGTTTTGCTAATCCTACTTGTGCATTCATATTTGCACCATCAAGATATACCTGCCCACCATTCTCATGAACGATTCTACATATGTCTTTAATGGTTGGTTCAAATACACCGTGAGTTGATGGATATGTAATCATAATACAAGACAACTCAAATGTATTCATAATCGCTTTCTTTTCCAAATCTTTCAAATCAATATTACCATCTTCATCACAATTAATAGGAACTATTTTCATACCTGTCATCACTGCTGATGCAGGATTTGTTCCGTGAGCACTTGTAGGAATTAAGCAAACATTTCTCTCATAATCACCACGACTTTTATGATATTCTTGTATTGCTAAAAGACCTGCATATTCACCCTGTGATCCTGCATTTGGTTGTAATGAAATTTCATCAAATCCTGTAATGTCACACAACCATTCTTTTAAATCAAATATGATTCTTTGATATCCAAGAGTTTGATCTTCTGGTGCAAATGGATGCATATTAGCAAACTCAGGCCATGACACTGGCATCAGTTCTGCTGCTGCATTTAATTTCATTGTGCAACTACCAAGTGGTATCATACCATTGACCAATGAGAAATCTTTCTGAACTAATTCATTAATATATCTCATCATATTAGTTTCACTATGATACTTAGTAAATACATCTTGTTGCAACCAAGGTTTAGTTCTCTCTGGTATGCTCAACCATTTATAATTTCCTACAGATTCAACTACATGTTGAATAGTATCCCACTTATTAACTAGATCTTGTTGTGACCATATAATTTCTTTTACTTCTTGTAATGTAGTAAGTTCATCTAATGTTATCAATGTATATCCATCTTCATATCTAACATTATATCCTTCTAGTGCAAGGAAACTTTTAAATCTAACCGTATCAAATCCCTCTGTTTTATCAACCTCAATCCCTAACCATGTCAATGCCGTCATCAACACTT